CCCCCGAGGGATTGTGATGTCGCGGAGCGAATTGCTGTTGGGCTGCGGCTCCAACAGCACCAAGAAGCTCGGTTCTCCAGGGCACCATGAGTGGGAGGGGTTGGTACGGCTGGATTTCAATTCAGCCCACCAGCCCGACGTCGTTCACGACCTGACGCAGCTGCCGCTGCCGTTCGAGGACAACTCGTTCGCCGAGGTGCATGCCTACGACGTCATGGAGCACCTCGGCCAGCAGGGCGACTGGCGCTTCTTCTTCGCGCAGTGGCAGGCCCTCTGGCGCCTCCTCAAAGATGGCGGTCGTTTCTTCGGCATCTCGCCGCATTGGTCCTCGCCATGGGCCTGGATGGATCCCGGCCACACCCGCGCCATGGGCCCGGAGATGCTGGTGTTTCTGTGCCAGCCTGAATATGCCCAGGTCGGCCGCACCCCGATGACGGACTATCGGTTCTGCTACAGCGGCGATTTCGACATCGAGTTCACCCACATCGATCCCGACAGCCGACAGTTCAGCTGGGGGCTACGTGCGGTCAAGCCAGCGAGGGTTGCCTAAGTGGCCAAGGTTTTCGTCTTCGTGCCCGCGTTTGGCCGGCACATCACCACCACCACCTTCGAGACCACGCACGAGCTAATGAGCGCGCTCGCGGCCAAGGGCATCCAGGCCAGCATCGGATCGTTCTCGTGGCCCGACATCGAGGAGGTGCGCAACGTCGTGCTGTCATACTGGTACGACGCAATGCCGGATTTCACGCATCTGCTGTTTGTCGACGCCGACATGGGCTTCCCAGCCCAGATGGTGCTGGACATGCTGACATTCGGTGAGCCGATGGTCGGCGCCATTTACCCAAAGAAGACACTCCCGGTGGAGTGGGTCGGCAGCGGCATCGAATCGCCAGAGTGCCGCAACGGCTTCATCGAGGTCGAGGGTCTTGGGATGGGCTGTTTTCTGATTCGCCGCGACGCCATCGCGCCGATGATCGAGAAGTTTCCTGAGAAGGTCTACCCATACATCACGGTGCCGAGTATGCGCTGGGATGGACCGAATCGCACGCTAGCGTTCTTCGACTGTATCCGGCAGGAAAACGGCAAGGTCAGCGAGGACATCTCGTTCTGCCGACGCTACCGCCAGACCGGCGGCAAGGTGTGGGCGACGACGGCCTACACCACAGCGCATGAAGGACCGTATCTGTTCTCTGGATGCTTCGCAAAATATCAATCGGAGAAGACGGTCAACGAGCCGAAGGCTGCAGCCGACTAGATCGGACTGGTAAGCATACAGTTGACAGTGGTGTTGCATCGCTGTACAACCTGCGAGTGACCTGCCGACACATTTCCATGATTGAAATACGCGCGATCTCGGTGGGGTCGCGCGGGGAATGAGGCTGCCTCATGGGGCGAATATTGATTGAGTTAAGGGATGAGGATCGAGCCTATCTAGATAGCTGCTCACGTATCCGCGACATCTCCCTATCTGCGCTGCTGCGGCGGCTCATAACGACCATCACGACAGATCATATGGTCGGCGCCATCCTAGATGATGGCGATCAACCTCGTCATGTCCGCAAGGGCGGCGAGTATGGACCATACGGCAAGCGAACCAACCGAAAAGGTCCGGCCAAGAAGCCGGGGGGTATCCTGCAAACAAAGCCCATCCAAGAGCCGGCAAGGCCCCCATCTATCGATCTGTCCGGCCGACGTATGGGGCTGGTTGAGGTGCGGCAGTACATGGGGGTGGACCTGTCCGGCACACACGTATGGAAGGTTCAGTGTGAGTGCGGAGTTGAACGTCGACTCGATCAGGGAAACCTACTGCGCTATCCGCCGAAGACTCATCTGGCTTGTCAGCGCATGCTTCAGGAAGGGGTTTGAAAGTGGTCATTGAAATGCCGTTGGAGTTCGAGTTTTTTCTCCTTGTCCCCGAGGCGATCTTGCAGAGCATTTGGGATGCCTACTGGGAGAATGAGTATCTCCGCGTTCTCCGCATGCTGCGCGATGGGGAGCTGTAAATCTTCGTCGGTGATTAACTGATCAACCAAGGGAGGCGTCAACGGAGTTGAGATCTGTTGACGTCTTCATTTTTTTGTGCGTATAGAGATTTCGACGCTGATTAATTCAGCACACACTGATCCGCCTTAAGGCCTGATCAGTTCGGCAGACGCCCTGCCACTCTACCGAACGCAAGCAGCGATCGGACCGAACCCAAGGCGTACATCCAGCCGCGCGCGCTAGGAATGAGCCTCCGTCAACCGGAGCGATTTCTCGTGGCCAACACCCAGGCGACTTTTGGCTTCCGCCACATCGGATACACCTCCGGCGGCGCCCCCGACTATCAGCTTGCAACCGGGCTGATCCTGTCGACCAACACCACCAAGATTTTCCGCGGCGATCCGGTTGTTTACAGCGCGACCACCGGCAAGCTGCAGCAGGGCGCTGGCGGCGCCACCGAGCAGATTGCTGGCATCTTCGATGGCTGCGTCTACACGCCCGTCGGCGGCACGCCCGTGTGGTCGCCGTTCTGGCCCGGTGCTGGCGCCTCGGTTGACGCCACCGCCTATATCATCAATGCGCCGAATGCGCTGTTCTTGGTGGCTGCTCTCAATACCTCGCTCGTCACCGCGAATATTGGCGAGAATTTCGGCTACGTGATCGGCACTGGCAATACGGCGAACGGTTTTTCCGGCGCCACGATTGACCAGAGCACGTTCACTACGCTCGCCACAGCGCCCTTCAAGATGGTTGCTCCGGTTACCGGATCTGGCAACTTCGGCGTGATTGGCAATGGTAACGATCCGACCACGCCCTACGGTTGGTCTGTCGTGACCTTCAATAGCCAGACCCTTAAGTCCACGACCGGGTTCTGATCATGACGACGGTCGTCGATCCATCTGGCACTCCAGTCCCGGTTTATAACCGATCCGGGACGACGATTGTCACCGTCAATGGCGGACCAACGGTCAGCAGCACCGCGGGTTCTGCCATTGGGGACGATGGGACGCCGATCCCGAGCGTGAGCCAGACGACCATCGTTCTTGCGGTTAGTGCACCATACGACGGTCATCACAACATAGTCTTTCGGCTGCCCGCCGACGCAGAAATCGGTGATGTGGTCGAGGTGTATCGGTTCTCTGGCGAGAACCCCGTGGTCTTCCCGAATTCCGGTGAGGCTATTGGTTCACTCGCTGCAAGCACCGGAACGAATACCGGAGTTGGTGTTTCTGCCGCCTCCGCTTCTTTTCGGAAAATCTCTAGCACTCAGTGGATGCCGCTGGTCGGCGGACAATAGGGAAGATTGATCGATGCCTATCGCACTCGCGAGTATCCGCTCCGAACTCCTCCCGGGACTGTTCGACGTTCGTGGCTCTTACGAGATGATCCCGCGTCAGTGGGACAAGGTCTTTAAGACCCACAAGTCGGCGATGGCCGTCGAGCGTTCGACCCAGATGGCCTTCGTGGCGCTGCCGTTCCTCAAGGACGAGGGTGCGGCGACGCAGTTCGACAACAACGCCGGCGAGCGCTTCACCTGGGCGTTCGTGCACATCGAAGTGGCGCTGGGTTACGCGATCACCCGCAAGGCGATCGACGACAACCTCTACAAGGCCCAGTTCAACCCGACGAACCTGAAGCTCCAGGAATCGTTCGCGCAGTTCAAGGAAATCCAGGCCGCCAACGTCCTGAACCTTGGCAACGTCTACAACAGCAGCCAGATCGGCGACGGTGTTGCGCTGTTCTCGACCGCGCATCCCTGGGACCAGGGCACCTGGGCCAACACCTCCTCGACGCCGAAGTCGCTGAACGAATCGAGCCTCCTCGCCGTCATGGCGAACGTGCGCTCGCAGTTCGTCAACGAGCGCGGCCTCAAGATCCTGGCCCGCGCTCGCCGCCTGATCGTCCCGGTCAACCTGCAGCCGGTCGCGATCCGACTGCTCAAGACTGAGCTTCGCCCGGGCACCGCGGACAACGACGTCAACGCCATCCTCACGAACTCCGGCGGTCTGCCGGAAGGCTTCCTGGTGATGGACTTCCTCACCTCGAACTTCGCGTGGTTCGTCACGACGAACATCGAGGGCCTGATCCACATGTCGCGCATCCCCTACGAGAGCGATATGTGGGTGGACAACATCACCGACAACCTGCTGGTGAAGGCCTACGAGCGCTACTCGTTCGGCTACAACGACCCCCGAGCCGCGTGGGGGGAGTTTCCGACTTCGTGATGTATTTCATTGAAGTCACCTCGGTGACAAGGTAGGTTCAGGTCTCACACGGAGACCTGAGATGCTGAAAGATCTGACGGCCGAGTTTGTAAGAGAGCGCTTCACTTACGATCCGGAGGAAGGGCTTCTAAGATACCGGACTGCGATGTCCATCAGATGTGTCCTGCAGCCAGCTGGTACGATTGCGGGGCGAGTTCATCAGGAGGGATATCGCTACATCACCATCAAGGGGAGACAGTATCGGGCAAGCCGCCTAATCTGGCTCTACATGAAAGGTGAGTGGCCACCGAACCAAGTTGACCATGAGGATCGGAAGCCCGGTAACGACAAGTGGACGAACCTGCGTCTCGCCAACGGCTCGCAAAACAAGGCGAACTGCGGCAAGTACAAGGGGAAGCCAAAGAGCAGTCTGCTCAAAGGTGTGCAGGCGGTTCAGAAGGCGAAGTCGATACGCTACCGGGCGATAGCCACCAAAGACGGCGTTCGGGAGCATCTGGGTTACTTCGACACCGAGGAAGAGGCGCACGCTGCCTACCTCGAAAGGTCGAAAGAATTGCACGGCGAGT